ATAATAAATTATATCAATCATGTCATATCCTCCATAAGCAAGGAAGATATTTTATAACTCATTTTAAAGAGTTATTCTTATTGGATGGTAAGCCATCTAATCTTACACAGAATGATCTTAAACGTAGGAACACAATTGTCAAACTAATGGATGATTGGGGATTATTAGAGACTATGTCACCTATTGGAGATACAGCAGCACTAAACCAAATTAAAATAATATCACACAAAGATAAATCAGAATGGGAATTATGTCCCAAATATAATATAGGTATTAAATAAAACCTGTATAAATAAAACTGAGTATGCCGAAAGGGTATTCATTTTATAACCTTGCTATAATATAGGAGGACAATTATGTCAAACTTAGCATTTAACTTTCCAAGAGATACATTCCTTGGATTCGATCAACTTTTTAATACACTAGCGGAAGTACCTTTTAACGGGCAAACTGAAGCACGTAGCTCTGGCTATCCACCCTACAATGTTATTAAAAAAGAAGATGGTCATTTTCTTATTGAGATCGCTGTCGCAGGATTCAGTAAAGATGACATAGACCTAACTCTCGAGAAGGGAGTTTTAACTGTTACTGGTAATAGACCTACCGCTGCAGTAAATAGAGAGTACGCACATCGTGGAATCTCTTCAAGAGGATTTGAAAGACAATTCACTTTATCTGACACAATACAAGTTATTGGTGCAGACATCGTAGATGGTCTGCTTGTTGTTGCTCTGGAAAATAACATTCCAGAAGAGGACAAGCCTCAAATCATTAAGTTAGGTAAATTAAACAAAGCAGCAAGTTTGCTGTTGAGTTAAATTAACTAAGGAGCATATGGCATATTCAGACCAAGTTTTAGATCACTACAATAATCCACGCAATGTGGGTAAGATGGATCCATTGGATTCCAACGTAGGTACTGGTATGGTAGGTGCTCCTGCTTGTGGCGATGTAATGCGTCTTCAAATAAAGATTGAAGATGACGTAGTTACTGATGCCAAGTTCAAAACATATGGATGTGGAAGTGCAATCGCTTCTAGCTCACTATTAACTGAATGGGTAAAGGGTATGACGGTGAATGAAGTAGAATCTATAAAGAATACTTCTATTGTCGAAGCTCTTAGTCTTCCACCAGTAAAGATACATTGTAGTGTACTAGCAGAGGATGCAATCAAATCAGCTATCAAAGATTATAAATCAAAACAACACAGGTAAATTATGAATAAAATTAAATTAATCCGATTAACGTCGGGCGAAGAGATATTAGTGTACGTAGTAAATGAATCAGGCTTAACGCTAACAGTAACAAATCCAGTTCTTTTAATTCCAAACAATAAACAAATTGGCTTCATGCCTTATATGTCTTATTGTGAAATGGAATCAATGACAATTAAAAAAGATCATATCATGTTTAACCTTATGCCAACCGAAGATTTAAAAGGTCAATACAGAGAAATGATTGAAGGAACAAACAAAATCCAACTAAACGAAACCCCACAAATATTAGTATAAAAGTATGTACTTTCCATGGTATCATGTTATAATGGTACCATGACAAATACTTTCTATACTAGTGCCTTCCGTTATGGTAAGGTAATTAAATATATGGGTTACGAGCACGGTAAGAAGGTTTCTTTTACCGTTCCATATAAACCAACCTTATTCGTTACCAATAAAGGTAATAACCCACATGACTGGAATGCCTTAGACGGTACTTCCGTTGAGCCTATTGTATTCGGTTCAATGGGTGAAGCCACTGACTTTACAAAGTCTTATGCTGATGTACCTTCTTTTAAAATCTTTGGCAATACAAACTATGTTGTACAGTATCTTAATGAAGAGTTCCCTGGTGAGATCAAGTGGGATCGTAATCTTATTAATGTTACCTCCCTCGATATAGAATGTAAGTTCGGTGATGGTTTCCCTGAGCCGGCTCTGGCTGATCAGGAAGTAACAGCAATCACCACTAAGAATAATATCGATGATACCTATTACACATTTGGTTGTGGTGAGTATGATGTAGACAAAGCATTGATGCAAACCAACACTGTTGTTTATGTGAAGTGTGCAGATGAGAGAGAACTCTTACACAAGTTTGTCTATCATATGAATACTACATCCCCTGATGTTATTACTGGTTGGAACGTAGAGTTCTTTGATATACCATACCTTGTTAATCGTATTGCTAAGATCAATGGCGAGCAAACAATGAAGCGTTTGTCTCCATGGCGTATGGTTGATGCACGTGAAACACATACTGGCTTCGGTCAATCTACAATCAAATATGAATTAAAAGGTATTGCTATCTTAGACTATATGGCAATCTTTAAAAAGTTCGGTTACTCATATGGTCCACAAGAATCATATAAGCTTGACCATATTGCAAGTGTTGTTCTCGGTGAGAAGAAGCTTGACTTCGGTGAAGCCTCTGACCTAAATGAATTGCATGAGAATGATTACCAAAAGTTTATTGATTATAATATCAAGGACGTAGAACTCATTGATCGTATGGAAGATAAGCTTGGTCTTATTACTCTATGCCTAACCATGGCATATAAAGGTGGTGTTAATTATGAGCAAGTACTTGGTACTGTGGCTATATGGGATTCACTAATCTATAGAGACTTACATGCTAAACGTATTGCTGTCCCTATGAATTCTGAATCATTCAAAGGTGCATATCCCGGTGGTTATGTGAAAGAACCTCAAGTAGGTATGCATGACTGGGTATGTTCATTCGACCTTAACTCTCTATATCCAAGTATCATTATGCAATACAATATGTCTCCCGAGACTATACTAGTTGGTACAGATGAGCCAGGGGTTAATGTTGAAACAGTATTGTCTGGCAAAATAAAGAACACAATGCCTGATACCGCATTAGCTGTTAATGGTACAAGATTTAGTACCAAGAAGCTTGGTGTATTACCATCAATCATTCAAGAGATCTATACAGAACGTGTCGGTCACAAACAAAAACAAATTAAAGCAGAGCAAGAGTTAGAGTTATGTGTGGTAAAGTCAGATGTCTATGCACTCGAGAAGCGTATTGCTATTGCCAAGAACCAACAGATGGCATTAAAGATCCTATTGAATTCATTGTATGGTGCGATGGGTAATAAATGGTTTAGATACTTTGACATGCGTATCGCTGAAGGTATTACTCTTACTGGTCAAGCAACTATTCGTTGGGCAGAGAATAACCTTAATGATTATCTTAATACCACATTAAAGACTGATAAAGATTATGTAGTTGCCATTGATACAGACTCGGTCTATGTTACCCTTGGTGATTTAGTTGAACGTCTCGGTCCTGCTAAACCAGTAGACTTCTTAGATAAGATATGTTCTACAGCGCTTGAAGGTGCTCTCACTGAATGTTATGATCGTCTATATCAATCACTAGGTGGTATTCAAAACCATATGGTTATGGGCCGTGAGGTAATTGCTTCTCGTGGTATATGGACAGCAAAGAAGAGATACATATTAAATGTGCATGATAATGAAGGTGTTCGTTATGCCCAACCTAAGTTAAAGATCATGGGTATCGAGGCAATCAAATCATCTACTCCTGCCATATGTAGACAAGCACTCAAAGATATATTCAAGAGGATCATAGATACAGATGAATCAACCGTGCAGAGTGACATAGCCAACTTCAAGCTTGCCTTTAAACAGGCATCGGCTGAAGAGGTTAGCTTCCCACGTGGTGTGAATAATCTAAACAAGTGGACTGATCGTGAAAACATATATAAGAAAGGTACACCAATCCATATTCGTGGAGCAATCCTCCACAACAATTTAGTGACTGATAAGAAGCTAAGTAAGAAGATAGTAAAGATAACAAGTGGTGATAAAGTAAAGTTCACATATCTTGTCAAGCCAAATCCTATTAAAGAGAATGTTATTGCATTTATTGATTACCTACCTCAACAGTTTAATCTAGAGAAGTATGTTGATTATAATTTGCAGTTCGAAAAGACATTCTTAGGTGCCATTGAACCTGTATTAGAAGCAGTTGGATGGGAAAGTGAGAAGACCATATCATTAGAATCATTCTTTGTTTAGGTATGTACATTAAGCATTTATGTGATATAATGGTATTACAGTTTATAAAGGAGAACGTATGAGTACAAATTGGGTAAGTGATATTAATATGATGCATCAAAAATATGGTGTACATGCATGGACTAAAACAGCCAGTCCATATGATTTAAAGAAATTCATAGAATTCCGTCTTGATTTTATCAAGGAAGAGTATGATGAAACACGTGAAGCAATAGTTAATGAAGATGCAGAGGAGATCGTTGATGGTCTTATTGATCTTTGTGTTGTTGCTATTGGTACATTAGATGCATTAGGTATTAATTCAATTGATGCATGGGATGCAGTGCTAGAAGCAAATATGGCGAAGGAAGTTGGTGTGAAAGAATCAAGACCAAATCCATTAGGTCTACCAGATCTAATTAAACCAGCTAGCTGGACAGCACCAAGCCATGAAGGTAACCACGGTATTATAGCAAACAGTTTTGCTGATGCTATTAAAGAAAGAATGATGGAAGCAAATAAGGCAAGGACAGATATCCTAGCTGATAATCCTGACATTAATTCTAACTGGTCACCAGATGCACGTATGGATATCATTGGCCAAAACGGTAATGATGGCTTACATTATGAGAAGCTTGAACATCCTACTGAATACCAAGATGGTACCAAGATTGACTTTACAAAAGATTCTGAATACATTAGACTTTATGGAGATAAAAATGATGGAAGTAATTAAAGAAGATATGACGTATGACATGTGGTTACAAATGTATAAAGATACAAATGTAAATAAAATTACTTTGGAAGAGCATACTAAATATGCTAAATTATTTAAAGCCTGGAGGGCAGGTAACATAGAGAGAGTAACTCTTTAGTGAAAAGCCTTACATTATTTAAATCAGTATTTGACAATAAGACTCATAAGCGTATAGACTGTAACTCTTACGCTGAGTTTGAAAAGTTATTATTTGATTTAGCAGACCAGCCCCGTAAAGATAAAAAGTCTGCACCGCTAATTTCTCCCGCAACGTATAAGCCCGATACAACACGAGCGAATGATAATGTAATTGGCTGGGCAGGTTGGTGTGCGGTGGATGTAGATGAACATGTATTCGATGGTGAACTTGAGAAAGAATTATTGAATGCTTATGGAACATGGAATCATGTTGT